CTGTCTTTCCACCGAAGTGTTGAATGGCGGCATAGACCATATCTGAACCATGCTCAACACCGGAACCATCAATGAAAACATTGTGTGTATATGAGTCACGCAAGTGTCCAAAATCAACAAGTGTTTTTCCACCTTCTTTTAATGCACGCTGGCTTGGTATTAATGCGTTACCTTCCCAGTCTTCGCCACTAATAAAACGGCGAGCAACTTCACTATCTAAATAGCCACCAACTTCATCAAACATTGGACGGGTATCAACATCACTAAGCCGTGATAAAAATTCACGGGCAGCGATATCATTAATGCTGTGGACTAAACGAACACTCATTAAAATGTCCCCCAGTCAGTTTTACTTTGACCTTGACCCGTTTTAATGCGGCCTTGTGCTGTTGCGGTACCCGTGTCTTGTTCACCCAGGCTTGCTTTGTTCATTGAGATATCACGCAACCATGAACGCGCCTGTACAAAACGGTTTTCAATTTCTTCAGTTACACGGTCATCGCTTAAACGGTGTCGTGCAATATCAGCGCATACATCAACTAACGAACTGCTATCAATCACCGGCTGGGTTAAAGGCAGCGTGTATCGAGGGCTGATGTATGAGTTAATAAAATTTGTTGCACCTGTAAGGGCTTTATTAATTTTTACCAATGCCTGGTCAGCGGCGGCAATGTCTGCTGCGCTATAAGCTGAACGATCACCTTCTTCAACCGTTAAACGAATTAATGCTTCGTCAACCGCTTGGTTGTCAGAAGATAATAAAGCGACTTCCTTGTCGCCAAATAAATCTAATAGCTGTAATGCAGATGTATACATTCAGTTAGCCTTGGCCTGCACTTTCAAGAATTTCCATCCATGCCTGATCGCGTTCTTCAGCTTTTACTTTCCAGCCCAGCATTTCAGTCAACACGTTTGCATCGGGTTCATTGTTTTTTGTCCAATGAGATTCATCTTTTTTATTTAACTGACCAATGGCTTCTTTGATGGCCGTGATACGTTCAGCATTTTCTTCTGGTGCTGTTTTTAATTTCACAACGTTTGTTTTATTGCCGGAAGATGACTCCACTTTTTTGCCTGGTAAACTGATAACGGGTGGATTAGTTTCCAGCAATGGCTTGGCATCTTCATCACTTAATGTAATGGGGTCACCAGCTTCATACTGTTTGTCCATTAATAAACGATGAACAACTTGGTATTTAGTTTTAGAAGTACTCATGATTATTTCTCCGGTTATTGGCTCTCTGGTCATGTGGAGCTCCACATGACCAGGTCAACGCCTTCGCTTCTTTTAGGGTTATACTTTTACGCTACTGCGTTTTGAATGAAGTACGCTAAGTCATTCGCAGTAATGAGTTCTTTAACAGACTCACCAACACGGACACGTTGGCCACCACGTAAACCGATATCAGAATCTTCTTTAGTGCCTGCAACACGAGTTCCGTGCTGTGCTGTTAAAGCAAAGGTCATACCGCTACGGGTATCAGCCATCACGTCACGATATTGCAAGCTGATGTGTTTGCCCCATGCACGTTGCAGTGCAGCAGCTTGACCTTTTTTCGCAGTGTTGATTCGTGCTTCACCAACCAGAATGTCTTCAAGCTCAAACAACTCAATAATTGCTTGACGATGCGCAACACCTTTATCACCACTGTTACCATGAGCAGCTTTAACAATATCAGGATGGCGTGCCAAAACTGAATAAGCTGGACGACCAATGGTCATGATGTTGCCACGCATTACCATGCTATCTAGCGCATCCATAATTATATTGATTGGTTTTGAGTTCGCAATATCATTGAATTGATTAACACCGGCTAATGTTTGCTGGTTACCTGCAGCATAATTAGCAGCATTGAAAACCATGTTGGCTACACGCACTTCACGACCCAACTCAATGAGGTTTGAAGTTTGTTCAACAGACTTACCCAGTGGATCATAGTTTTCTGGTGCGTTGTCGATATCTTTTTGAGGAATTTTATCGTCAAGGCCATGATCTTCAGTTGATTCTGTTTCTTCAGTAGCAGAGAAGCTCACTTCATTTGGTGCAGACTTACGTCCCACTTTAGTGTCAGGAACAGTGAAGCCTTCTTCCAGATTGTGTTTAAGATATTTAAACTCTTCTGCATTCACTGGAACACGGGGCGCAACTTCATCAGCAATCATTTTTTTGTTTTTATACGCAATTGAAATGGCTGTTAAGTCTGGTTGAATAGGAAACGGTGCTGGCATAATTATTTACTCCTAATTAATATTTAATTTATTTTTTTATTAACCTTGCATTACGCCAGGCGCATAATCCATTGGGCCGATATCACCGGCAACGGCGCTCACGGCAGCGAAACCAACAATTCGAACATTGGCACCTGCAGCTGGTGCAGCTTTAATCGCTTTACCATTTGCATCTGGTACCAGCTCATCACCGCGAGTGACTACACCACCGTATTCAACATCAGGCTGGCCACCTTGATTAACATCAACACGTTCAGTGTCTGCAGCACCAAGTTCACCGGTAACACCAAATGAAAGGTCGGCTGCTGCTGAAGACTGAATAATTTGGTCATCAGAGCTTCCACGTTTAACAATGCGGAAAGCAGCAATGGCACCTTCGGCAACATAATTTTTTGTAAAAGTCGGGGTCATAATTTATTTCTCCTGTTAGCCTTATTTATAAATAAGCCTGATTACTGGTTTTGTTTTTTAACGTGAGCAACCGCCTGGCTAACACTTACCGTGATGCCTTTGTCTGATTGTTCTTTTTGAAATTCAATTGCGGCATTGGCAATACCCTGTGCATCATCACCATCAACACCATCGGAATTACCCGCATCACTTTCTTTGAAATCAATTTGTTTACCGAGTGCTTTGGTGAAGTCGTTAAACCATTTGAGTGGTGATTTTTTAATGGTTTCTTCTTTACCTTCTTCACCTGCAGAGAACTCAAAGTTCGCTTCTTCAGCATCAGAAAGATGCAGCATGAATTCAGGCATACCTTCAGCTTGTGCCGGTAGTAACTTTCCTTCGTCAACAAGCGTCGCAATGTTTTTGCTGAACTCAACGACTAAACGTTTATTACGTTCTGCAGTTAATTCGGTTTCATTTTCTTTTTGTTTTTTTGCAAATTCCGCTTCGGCATCTGCTTTGGCTTTTGCTGTAGCTGCTGCAACAGCTTCATCCATTTGGTCTTGTGAGAACTCGGGCATGGGTTCATCTCCTGTTTTAGTGGGTTCTTGTTGTGAATAGGATGTGGGGGTGTCTTTGTCTTCATCACGCAGTTGATTTGCATGTTCAGACATTGATTCAATTTCATAGTCGGGAAACACGGTATCTGCTGTCTCGACATCAAATTTATTAATAATAAATTCACGTAGTCGATGCATCATGCGGCTCAAGGAATTTGGTGTGTAGCTGTCTGATGCATAATCAAAACACTCATCATCAGTCGCCGCATTATAGATAGCGTCCATCCCCTCAATGGCGGGTGGAACAGCGCCCAGGAAACCAATGTGCTTTAAATAAAAACCATCGGCTCCTTTACCAATACGGATAGAACGATTCGGCCATAAACCTTTTTCTACACCTTCGGCAAACTCGTCATGCAAATTGCCACCTTTAACAGATAGCACATTGCCTTCACGTTTTAGGTCTTGAATCCAACCATAAGCCGGTGCATCTGTTTTAGGGTGGCCAATCACCATTGGGGCACCGTTGAAAACGTTCTTATCTATAAGCTTCTTAGTGTTGGTGACGATTTGGTCTAGCTCTTCTCCAGTCCAAACTTTCTTTGTACCGTTAGAGTCAACTTGTTCACCACCAACAAAGGCGGGAAAAAAGTCATCGAGACCTTTGAAGTCATGTGTTTTTGTTTTTGATTTGTCCATGCAGTGAAGCATGAGGGAAAGGCGGGTTTTGAAATAGTCGTGAATTATTTCACTACTACTTATTTGCGGTGCTTTTTATATGCTGCATGTACTTGGAGACAAACGCAAGCAATAAATTTTAACTACAACAAAAGAGGAAAATAATTATGCTTGGTTCTATTAATAAGAACACCTATGTGATTTTAGCATTACTGATGAGTGTGACAATGATGATTGCAATGGCTGGCCCAGCTACGGCTGCGGGTTGTTCTAATCCGACTCATCAACACTTTATTTCTTTTAACTCAACACAAACAATGTCACCGGTCGTTGCTACGACTGAACGCATCGATCTGGTTGCTGATGTTGGCAGTGTTTCGATTGCAGATAAAGCAACCGATAAGTTTAGTTCATATAATAAGAGTTCACCTCACCATGTGCTGGTAGATAGCGGCTCTGGCTATTTATATAAACGAAGTCATTCGGGAACAGCACACCAAAGCAACCCGCATGTTCTCGCTGTAGCTTTTAAGCACCGTTCACCGTCTGGTGGTTGGAATGACGTGACGCGACAATAAAGAAGTGATCAATCTATAAGACAAAAGAAAGGCCGCATCAAGCGGCCTTTTTTATTCGTCATTTAATTTTTTGAGCGTTTCTTCTCGCTTTGTTCGCTCCAGTGCTCTTTGTTCTATATCCCACTTAAAGTCATTTAATTCTGAGCTACCTCTTAATATATGCGTAAATAGGTATACTTCTAAAAACAAAATTGCGGTAGAGACAATAAACATGTTTTCTGCGTAATCCCCACCTATAGTCATCAATATTGCTGTAACAACAAAGACGATTACAGATAACAATAAATAAAGCATATAACCTTTTAGTGAACGAGACTTTATTTTTATTATATCTCTTAATCGTCCATGCTCTGTTAATGAAAGAGAACCACTCCCACTTAGATCACTCAACTTATTAAAAAGTTGTAGTGTGGGAACAAATAATATTCCTGGTAAAATGCAATATGACAAGACAGCTCTAAACAATACTGTTAGTTCAATTTTTTCAAGAATGGATAATGAAGAAACAATGCCTAAAACTATAACTGACACACTCCAGAATAAATCTGAAGTAATTGTTCCTTTATTTTTATATATGGTCATTATGGGTCAATAGTTTTTTGTTTTATTAAGTTTGTAAGCCATTGTCGCATTTGGTCGTATAAATCACTGCTATCTACCATTCCATTTATCACACCAATATTAATATCATGAAATAGTTTTAAATCACTTCCCTTTAATTTTCCGCCACCTTCTAACAGTATTGTAACATCATCTGGTTCTGTATGCCTGAGAGATGTCGCAATATTGTTTAATAGTTTATGCGCATTACTAGAAGTTTTTCTAAAATATGAAATTTCAAGCTTTACCTGAAGGTTGGCTTCATCAAGTGAATCTTTTAAATTTACATTTTTCATCCACTCTTCTCCAAGAGCAGCTTTAATAACATTAAAGCCCATACCAACAGGTACGTATTGATAAATTTTTTTAGCTTTAATATCTTCGTCTTGCTCAGGTTCTATTATAGTCTCTGTGGATAATGGCGCTCCAATAGATACTTTTTTTACAGGTTGCTTTGCGACTTTTGATAATGTTTTTTTAGTGGGGTGATCATTTATAAAGATACCATCTTCTTTATCAATAATTTTAGCGCACTCCCTAAGGAACCAATTAAAATACAATTCAAGATCTCTTGCTCGTAAGGCTGATGACTGCAATATAACAATATGGTTGTTTAAAACACCAAAATGCATAATCGACTCAAGAAACTCTTGTTTTTTACCATTCTTTATAGGTGGTATTAATTTGCTCAGTTCAAATTCATCAACTGCATTGTCGGGCGTGATTAAAGGTTGATCTTTATCTTCTGCATAAATAACTAAATTGCCGAATATCATTTGACCTACATTCGACTTTGAGTTCCATAATCGATAAGTATGTTCCGAAGCATTTATGGTTTCTTTTCTTGTTACTGCTTTTTTATTTTTTTTATATGCTGTTTCCAAACATGCTTGAAGATCATTTGCGCCACTCATAAATGAAGCTCGTTTGTAATGCAGTGTTTTATTTTTTGATTCTGCCACCTTATTATCCCCTTTATACATTTATATCAATTTTTAATTCTTTTCTTGCCGACACTAAAAAATCATTTAAAGCTTTTCTAAATTTCACTGCTTTTTCTGGATCGTCCATCAATCCTTTTTTTAGCTGTATGGAATTTATAAGTTGTATGATCTCATGTACTTTTTCAAAAGTATCTTTTGTTGAAACCAAATGTGCCTGACCAGCAAAATCATAAAATTGATCCAGGTCAACGGATACGCCTTCAACATTTCCAACAGTGTATTTTGCCATAATCACGTTTGAGCTTTTATGGATTCCCGTATACACAGACATTCGTTGTTCCTGAAACCGAGATTCATCCGCATGCTTCAATTGCCTATCCTGGATCTTCCAGGTAACAAAACCACCCACCGCAACACCGCCCAAACCAGTGAGCGCGGTTATTAATAAGTTCCAATCAAACGCTGCAACTTCTTCAATTACCATATTAAGTTTTACTCGGCATTACATGACAGGATAATTCAAGAACACCGCCGTTCTGTGTCGTTGCTGCTTTAAAAATCACACCATTAATTTTTGTCGTTTTATTTTTACCACTTAATGCGGAATTTATTGCTCCAACAAGTTGATAGCGCTGTTCATCTGTTCTTGCTTCGGTACCTGCATTGCCAAGAGCCAGGCAGGGCACGTCATCCATTGCAGTAAATTTTGGCAAGTAAGAATAAATACTCGATCGATTATTACTAATAGAGATAACAACATTTTTTAAATTGGTGATGGCTACTAGTGCGTTGCCATTTTCAGAACGCTTCCAACCCGTCACTTGAAAAATTCCTTTGGCTCCTGATACAAAAGATTTTATTCTTTCTGCGTCATAGCCAGCAGTTGCGGATATTGGCAGTGATATTGCCAAAATACACCCAATTATGACTTTTTTCATGAATCTCCCCTTTTCTTATTGTTTAAACATCTTCAAAACCCCTTCAAAAACCGCACAGCGGCGATTTCATATTGAGAGCTATAACATCATGGCGGCATAGGGGGGATACCGGCCTTAAAACGGCTCTCAGGGCGAAAGTCGTTTTTGTTAAATTTCTACTGGTTCATAATCTAAATTCGGTAATTCTATTTCGGTGCTGTTATATGTTGGGGGGAGTTCTAATACCTCGCCTTCGGTTACATACTCCCTCAAACCAATATCATTGCCGGCGTTTTTAAATGCCGAGTTTTTATATGGAGAGGCTCTTTCTATTAGCGCCGCTTTAAGTTCTCTGTTTTCTTGAAAAACATCCAAGTAAGCCAGGATAAAAAGTGTCGCCGCTATACCAAAGCTTGCCCAGGTAATTATGTGCCAATGGTATGGTGCGGCTGCTTCCTTAATGGAAGATATTTTTTCTTGTTGGGCAAAAGTTTTAATTGCTGCTAGCGTTGCTTTCTTTTTTGACTCGTCCATTATTTTCTCCATCTTTATTTTTTTGCTCTTCTCTGGATGCCAGCTCAACAAGGTCGATGACTTTACTCGCCTCGGGTGGCTGATGTTCCTCATCATCAAGAATTGCGTCATATAGAATCCTAATGAGTTTTGCTTTTTTGTGTGGGGTTAATTGTTTGTCCGCTTCTGTTATATATAGTTCCGCACATTCGATGGCAAACTCCATCGTCTCAGAGTCGTAAGCGCTGCCTGTTGAATATTGTGGGCTATCGGGACTGCGCACAGAGTAAGCGCTAGTTTTTGAAGAGACCTCATCTCTTTTTTCGTAATTCACACCGGGCTTCGTTCCCAGCACTATATATGTGATATCCGCACCCGCATTTGCGATAGCGGCCAAATATTCTGCATCAGGCCGCCTGTCATCAGACTCATAATTGCCTTGTGCTTGTCTTTTAACGCCACCCAGCTCACCGAAACCAGATTGGCTATACCCCAATCTTTTTCTTTCCTCTATTAATCTGCTTCCAATTGACGACATTATTTCCAATACACTCTTGACATTGTTTTTAAATGAGTACATATTGGGGTTGTAGGTTCAAATATGTACTTATACGAATACAAATAAAGGTGAGACCCTAATCTCACCTTGTTACTTATTATATATAGAAGGCGATACTAATTATGCACCACGCAGACATCTTTTGCCTATTAATGAAGAAGAATGTGACCCTCTCTTCAATTGCTGGAGAAGAGCAAGTAACCCCCAGTTTTGTCAGCCAAGTGATACGCGGCAAAAAAATCAGCTTTGCTGTTGCCACTGCCATTGCTGCCAAAGTGGGCAAAAGCCTCAACACGCTTTGGCCCGACAAATACAAACACACTCCACGCTCGTTGCGTCGATCTTCTGCACAGGCGGCTGCATGATTACTCATCCTTCAGAAAAGGATTCGGTAAAACAAACGGCCAAACGTCGATGGAACAGGTTCGTAAACTTCGATGAATCTGGTATGCGTCTGCAGCCATTTGACGATAGCTTCCCCCTGGTTTCAGGTCTGGATCATCCAGCGCGGTCAAAAATTTTGCTGCAAGCTGAAAATTCCAATAAGCCGCAAATGCCAGTTTGGTTTGATTGTCTTTCCAGCCTTTTTTGTTTTTTCGCTGTGAAGGCGTTGCAGCCATGTATTCATTTATATCTTGGTTATGCGCTTCCCGCCATTCGCGAAATGCCGAAAGACCCAGCTTCTTTAATTCGCTTTGCAATGACACTACCTGTTCATCCGTTAAGTCACCGACTGCTTCCTTTCCCAGTTCTTGTGCGTTGGCGGCGTATTTATAAACGTGCTGCATTGTGGTGCTCCTTGTCATTTCGATTGAAAAATTCTAACCCCTAACAGGAGAAATAACAGTGGAAAAAAACAATAAAAAAATTACCAGCGATCAAGGTGATCTTTTCCAGAAAATCGCAGGGCATGAACCAGGGTACATCTCACCAAATGCACCTGAACTAGATATTGAGCTTGATTTCATGGTGGAAATTAAAAAGGCCCTGCGCGAATCAAAAAAACATGGCCTAAGTCGTGAACGAATAATTGAACGAATGAATCTGTGTTTACCAGAATCACTTCATATAACAAAACGACAGCTTGATGCCTGGTGTGCAGAGTCAAAAGAATATCACCACTTTCCCGCAATTTATTTACCTGCCTTTATTTGGGCAACTCGCGGAATGCTCACCCCAATTAAAGTGATAGCCGAGTCCATAAGCCTAGTAGTACTAGATGAAAACGAGCAAACCGTAATCGAGCTTGGTCAAGAACACCTAAATCATATTCAGGCACTTAATAAAATACGCGCTCTTAAAAAGAAATTTAATATTTAAAAAGGAGAATTATCAATGAGTAAAAATTTAGCCGTTCCAAATCATCTGTTAAAAATGTTTGGCGCAGCAGGGGTCGAAATAAACAACTCCGCTTTGTCTGCTGCTGACCATATACAAGAAGGCATAAAGCACAAACAAAAATCTATTTTAGGAACAATTGCCGCTGGGTGGCATTTTTCAGAAGCTCGTGAATCAGACGGTAATGGCTTTATATCTTCAGAAGCAATGCGTCAGGGTACCAGCAGAATGAGCATATATCGTGATATCGCAATATATGAATTGTTTAAGCGCTCTCCCAGTGAATGTGTAACAGCGCTGTTACAACTCGACACCACAAAATTATTACATTTCAAGAATCTTGAATCAAAAGAAATCAAGGCATTAACATCGGGCAAAGAAGTACATGGCATTACATACGACGAGGTTATTGATATTTCTAGCCGTGAGCTGGAACGTCGTTTAAAGGAATCCCAGCGTAGCAATAACGAACTTGAACAGGCACTTGATAAAGTCAACCAAGAAAATGTCAAGCTTCAAGAACAAATAAAACTCAATCGTAAAAAACAAAATAGTTTAGAAGGTTTTAACTACCCACTTTCTGTTGAGCGTGTACGCATTGAGTCTTCTGTTTTATCTGCACAGATTGTTCAATCTATTGACGACATGGAACAACTTGCCGTTGAACTCACACAAGCCTCTGACCTTAGCAAAGAGAAAAAGAAACAAGAGGCTGAATTCTCAG